TTAAATATTATCAATATAATTAATCATGCTCAAAGCTGCTGGAAGAAGTTCTGGTGTTAAATTATTATTTTTACAATGCTCAATAATAACTTTTAATCTTTCGTTGGTAATGTCTAATATTCCTTTGTATAGGTCTATTTCTGCTGCCATAAGACAACTAGGATAAACATTAAAATAATTTTTGAAATTATGCAGATTCTTTGATTGCAATTCTACAATTGATATTTCTTTATATATTTCAGCATCAATTGTTAAAATGTCATCACCGATTTTATCGGAAAATTTCGAAACGTCATATCTAAATGGATTTACGTTTTTATCCTCTAGATAAAAACTATAATGTCCTGATGATTTAATCTCTTTTAATATTAATTTATCAACTTTAGGATTTCTAAGTCTAAGGGTTGCGTGATAAATATCGTTAATGGTTTCAGCCTCAATATCTGATTTTCTGAGGATTTTTTTTGCAGCTTTAACCCAATCTACTGAATTTTTGAGATGTTTGGTATGAATGGTTGGTGCAAGTGCATGGGCTAACTCAGCCTCCGATGCTTCTTTGACGGCATCATCAACTTTCATCAATAAAGGCGACTCTTCTAAGTCTGCGGGTGAACAATAGTTAATGTTATCAACAAGTTTTATATGAGCGTCGTTATAACATTGTGCTACCAATCTAGAGCAAAATTGACCATTGGATTTTTTTTGTAATGGTCTTTTTTTCTTTCCGGCTATAATAGCCTCAGATTTATTATAACTTGATCCTGTCAAGGCCCTTGCTGTGGTAGTGATAATTTCCATATCTTCTGGGGAAATTTCTTCTCTAAGTCGAAGTACCTTTAAATCATTTATGTCTACAACTGCAAATCTATTTGGAACTTTACTGAATACCCCACCGCTAGAAGTTGCTTCAATTATTGTCGAGCCTACATACAGCATGGCATGAGAATAATGACTTCCGGTAATTTTCATAATTGCAAGGCTATGAGGTTTGTAACCATGTTCGAGTATGATATCTCCCGGTTTTAATTTCTCAAGATTCAATACGTATTTCTTTCTTAAATCTGTCACAGCATCCATTTCATTATCCTTAAGGTAATTTATCAAAAGGTGGCTTTCTTTTTTTTGGCTGATTTTTAAAAACTATTTACATTTATTAATGGGTTGAATCTGACTGCATCTTCTAAATGGTCAGGTGCAAAGTGGGCATAGCGCATTGTCATTTTTATGTCGGTGTGACCAAGTACTCGCTGCAAGACCAAAATATTACCACCATTCATCATAAAGTGGCTGGCAAATGTGTGGCGCAAAACGTGAGTAAGTTGTCCTGCCGGTAGTTCGATGTCTGTTCTTTCCAATGCAGACCGGAATGCGCCATAACAATCACTAAATAGCCGACCTTTTTTATCATCGGGAAGAGACTCATAGAGCTCTTTACTTATTGGAACCGTGCGGTTTTTTCTGCCTTTCGTGTTGGTGTATGTGATTTTGTATTTCGTAAGCTGGCTTTTTCTCAGACTCTCGGCTTCAGACCACCGCGCGCCAGTGGCGAGACAGATTCTTACCACGTTTTCTAAATCAGGATGGTCATGCCGTTTGCACTCTCCAAGCAATAGCGAAATCTGCTCGTGAGTTAGCCAGGCCATTTCCATTTCTTCTGTGCGGAAAGGGCGCATATTTTTAAGCGGATTTTCACCCTTCCACTCTCCGAGGCGGTTCAGCTCATTGAACACCGCACGAAAGTAGGCGAGCTCAAGGTTAAGCGTGCGGGGCGATACCTCTTTCACTCTGTTTGAACGGGCATACTCACCCTTTAGCCGCTTTTCCCGGTAGCGGGAAAACATCTGCGCATCGAAATCGCGTGCGAGTGGTTCGCCCATACACTCAAAAGCATGGTGCATGGCTAACTGGCGTTTCAAGCCGTCTTTCAGTGTAATGCCATGAGCGCTATACCATGAATCAACCAGCTCTTTTAACGTGCGCCTGTCTTCCTTTTCTTCCTGCCACGGGTTTTGAACGGTGTACTGTTCATACGCTAGAGCCTCGCCCTTAGTAGCGAATTTCTTTCTGATACGTTTGCCTTTTGCACCGTTTGGGTAGAGCTCACAAATCCAACCGCCAGCCGGATTTTTACGGACAGTCATCAATTAACCTCGCTGTATACACCCACTACACGGCCAATCGTTTTTATCTCATCTATCCCACACTCAAACGGTACTTTGCCGCCCGCAACGTGTAACTTTTTGCCGGGTAGGAGCGTCAATTCTCTGATGCTGGTAGCCCCCTCAATATCCACCAACCAAAGGCCATCAGAAAGTGAGGCATCTTGTTCTATGAAGTGCAGCTTTCCATCGCTGCGAACAGCGATACCTTTTGTCATTTGCTTGTTAAAAAAACCGGCGTCAATACTCAATGGTGAATTTTCTTCGAGTTTTCCATCACTCAGAGTGAAGGAGTCTATCGTTTTCGGATCCGTTGGAGACGGCTTGCCATCATATTGAGAGCCTTGCCCCGTAAGAAGCCATAACAGGCTTGCTCCGGTTTCTAGTGCGCACTGTACGGCGAAATCATAAGAAACAGTGCCTCGCGTATAGCGGTTTTGTAGGGAACTGGCGGCAATATTGAAGTGCCGAGCTAGCTGAATTTTTTGAGTAAAACCATATACTTGACAAATTCTATCTAGTAACTCGTCGTTATTCACCTGAGTATCAAGTATCAAAATTTATTCCTTTGGGTATTTACTAATATTCAATCGAGCATTAGTATCGTTGCTAATTCGGGCAATCAGTGGCAGAAGTTGGCAAACAGAGGCCATTGATTGCAAACATTGTCAAAATGGGAATCATGCAACATGGCTTCTGAAATCGCAATCATCAAAGTGCCTGCACCTATCGTTACTCTGCAACAATTCGCAGAGCTTGAGGGTGTTTCTGAACGCACCGCTTACCGCTGGACAACCGGCGACAACCCTTGTGTACCAATCGAACCCCGCACCATCCGTAAAGGCTGTAAGAAAGCAGGTGGCCCGATTCGTATTTATTACGCACGCTGGAAAGAAGAACAGTTGCGAAAGGCGTTGGGTCATTCCCGTTTTCAACTCGTCATCGGCGCTTAATTCACTTTATGTGAATTGTAAGGATGCAACATGTTTGATTTTCAGGTTTCCAAACATCCCCACTATGACGAAGCATGCCGCGCTTTTGCGCAGCGTCACAACATGGCGAAGCTGGCCGAGCGTGCAGGTATGAATGTTCAAACGTTACGTAATAAGCTCAACCCGGAACAGCCTCACCAGTTCACGCTTCCTGAATTGTGGCTACTGACTGACCTGACCGAAGACTCAACCCTCGTTGATGGTTTTCTGGCGCAGATTCATTGCCTGCCATGTGTGCCGGTCAACGAGCTGGCTAAAGAGACATTACAGTCTTACGTCATGCGCGCAATGCGTGAACTCGGCGAACTGGCGAGCGGCGCTGTGTCTGATGAGCGTCTGACCTCTGCCCGTAAGCACACCATGATTGAAAGCGTTAACTCTGGTATTCGCATGCTGTCTTTGTCTGCACTGGCGCTGCAGGCTCGTCTGCAGACTAATCCCGCTATGACTAGCGTGGTCGATACCATGAGCGGTATTGGCGCGTCATTCGGTCTGATTTGAGGTGCGTATGCTGAATAGTGAACCGTCATTCGCGTCGCTGCTCGTTGAGCAAAGCCCCGGCATGTACTACGGCCACGGCTGGATCGCAGGTAAGAACGGCAAGCGTTGGCACCCGAGCCGCTCACAGACTGATTTACTGGCTGGCCTCTCTACTCAAAAGCAGGGGGAATCATGGCTATCGAAGCTGTTTCCGCGACTGTTCCGCTAAAAGCGGGAGAACGTCTGGCCGGTCTCAATCATGTGGCTGAATTGCGCGCGAGATATTGGGGCGATAGCTGGAAAGAGGTTGAGCGTTTTGTCGATGATATGCGCGATAAACGTGACCCACAATTTGAAGAAAACAATCGGGCGCTGGCTGCTATTTTCTTTCTGGCAAAAATACCGGCGGCTCGTCATGAGCTCGAATTAAGTGAGCTGACTACTGACGAGAAAAAGGCGCTTATTACAGCGATGAATCATTTTCGTGTAGTTGTGAGTTTATTTCCCAAACGGCTAACCATGCCGAATTAATCCAAACAGAAATTCAATGGCGTAAACCCGCCGGGCTTCTTATTGCCCGAAATCAGGAGAGTTAATTATGCGTAATACCGAAATCCGTAGTTTTAACACTGATAGTGATGCGCTGGCCGTACTGCTGACCGATGCAAAAAAAGAAGAGCGCAAAGACCGTGCGCTCGCAGTTTCAATCCGCCTTGAGGCGCTGGCGATACATATCACCAAAGAGGGGATGAGCGGTACCGAAGCCGCCGAACTGCTGCGCCGTGAAGCCACTCGCTTTGAGAATGAATCACAGGAGCTGCACTAATGGCCGACGCAATGGATTTAGCACAATCGCGCGAGCAGGAAGACCGCGAACGCCACATCAGCAACGCGCGCAGCCGTATCGCTGCACCTTCCCGTTTTCTCTGCGAAGAATGTGACGCACCAATCCCGGAAGCTCGCCGCATTGCGATTCCGGGTGTGGCCTTTTGCGTGACCTGTCAGGAGGTCACCGAATTGAAATCTAAATATTATCGGGGGGTATGAGTTGGCGGTTCAATTCGCTTACCCGTGGAATGCTCCACGGTCGGCAATAGCCAGCCCATATCTTACCTATGAGCAACAGTATCGCCGCGACCGTATGTTCGCGGCTTTGCTGCATGCGAGAAAGGTGATTTCTCTCCAGCCTGAGTGCGTGCGTTTTGATGTTTATCGCACCGCTGCAGTGCTGGAACAAACTCAGGGCAGTCCACGAGCTAATGCTTTTTTAATCAGCTTCTGCAAAAAGGCATTGCCGCGTCTTGAACTGGTCGCAAAAAAATATGAGTGTGCAGGCATTAGCAGCGATGTATCAGGCGCTGTTTTCGGTGGTCATTTCGATACGAAATATATGCAGTATCTGGCATCACGTATGGTCAATATGGTCGCCAGATACAACCGCCTCCCGGATATGTCGCGTGCCGACATTGACCTGCTGGCTGCTGATATCGCTAATTTTATTCGTGCTGAACTGGCAGAACATGATGACGCTGATTCAGATTTCGGCGAGTTGGCGACATTACATGGCTGGTACATGCGCGCCGGACTAATTGGGCTGCTATTTGGTGTTACTCCTCCTCATTGGGCGGGACTGACAACAAAATACTTTGACCAGGACAAAGCGGCGCCAGCAATCATGCGAATGTTTAATGAGGTTTGGTGGCGTGGCCGTCTGCGACGCATTGCTGCTTCATGGCGCGAACATCTACAAATTGCAGTCGGCAATGTCAGCAAGAAACGGCACGCCTACGCGAGTAAAAAGTGCGTTATCGACTGGCGTGAACAGAAGCGCCGCACGCGAGAATTTCTCAAGGGATTGGATCTCGAAGACGAAGACGGCAACCGCATCAGCCTGATTGAAAAATACGATGGTTCGGTCGCTAATCCTGCGATACGCCGCTGCGAGCTGATGACCCGCATCCGTGGGTTTGAAAATATCTGCAATGAGCTCGGTTATGTCGGGGAGTTTTACACCCTGACCGCGCCGTCTAAATATCACGCCACAACTAAAGCAGGCTACCGTAACAGCAAATGGAACGGAGCCAGCCCGTCGGATACGCAAAGTTATCTCACCGGCCTTTGGGCGCGCATTCGCGCCAAGCTGCACCGAGAAGAAATCCGCATTTTCGGCATCCGTGTTGCTGAACCTCATCACGACGGGACGCCTCACTGGCACATGCTTATGTTTATGCTGCCGGAAGACGTTGAGCGCGTACGCCTCATCATTCGCGATTATGCGTGGGAGGAAGACCACCACGAATTGAGAAGCGACAAAGCCAAAAAGGCGCGCTTTCATGCCGAGGCCATTGACCCAGAAAAAGGCAGCGCTACCGGCTATGTTGCTAAATACATTTCAAAAAATATCGACGGCTATGCTCTCGATGGTGAAACCGATGACGAAAGCGGTGAGCTGCTGAAAGAAACCGCTCCAGCCGTTTCAGCATGGGCGGCGCGCTGGCACATCCGTCAATTCCAGTTTATCGGTGGTGCGCCAGTGACGGTCTATCGTGAGTTGCGTCGTCTCGCTGATACCGAGACCGCACATGGTTTGAGTGTTGAGTTTGCAGCCGTCCATGATGCCGCTGACGTCGGTGATTGGGCTGGTTACGTTAATGCGCAGGGGGGGCCGTTTGTCCGTCGCGATGATTTGCAGGTGCGCACACTGTATGAGCCGCGCGCTGAGTTCAACCTGTATGGTGAGGAAACTGTTTGCATCCGTGGCGTTTACGATGCCGCTGTTGGTGCCGGCACCCCAATTTTAACTAGGCTCACGCAGTGGAAAATTGTGCCAAAGCGTGCCGTTGATTTGGCAGTTGACGTTAAGGGCGCTCCTGCGCCCTCTCGGAGTTCTGTCAATAACTGTACGGGAAGCGAAAGCGATCCACCGATACTGGATTTAATAAAACCGCTGAGTCGGCGTGAAAGACGAGAGTTGACTAACCGACTCAGGAAGCAAAAGCCAGCAGTACGGCGAAAATTCATCCACGGAACGGATGAGCAAAAAGCAGCTATAGAGAAAACTATCGACGAGATACACCTGACAACAGGCATCACTATCAGCCGGGGCGAAGCCCTGCATCTTATGGCCGGTGGTAAAAGTTGTTTTAACTGTCGATGGGTGCGCGGAACGTCAAGAGGTGAGATTTTTGCTGCAGCTCCTTCGTATCAGGCGCAAGCTCGGAAAATTCTTCGGCGCGTTGCGGCTTTAGCCGAAATGGCAACGAAAAATTAACACTTAATATTCATCCATATCATGTACATACAGTGTATTTCTTCTCGATTTTTCCTTCACACCTTTTGCCAATACGTGATACTGTATGTTTATACAGTATCTCGTAGTGGAGGTTGTGTGGATAGAGAACTAAACGAGCACGTTATGATTGAGCGGGTCGAAATGATTGCGCGTCTGACTGCTGAAGGTACATGTCAGGAAAGAGACCGTGAAATCGCATTGAATCTAATCGCGGAAATAGCAAGAGGCAACCTAATGAAAAATAATAATTTTTCTGTTGTTTTTTCCGCGCCGCCTGTTGATGAAACATTTGCAAAGGAGGGCAAAGTGAAAGTAAATATCACGTTGGATAAAGACCAAAAAATAGGCCAGCCGGTAATTGAGGCTTTTCAGTGCGAATTGACCAGGCGAATACAGTCTGTTTTCCCGTCTACGCGCGTTACGGTTAAAAAGGGAACCATGACCGGAGTCGAGCTAATGGGGTTCGATAAGGATTCTGACCGCGAAGCGCTGGATAGTATCCTTCAGGAAGTATGGGAAGATGAGAGCTGGCGTTAACCCTTGAAAAATGTGCACCCATTGACCCCATGTTTGATAGCATGGGGTTGTTTTGTATGGGGATTACACACAAAGGAAAATCATGGATACCGTAATAGCATTTATATCTCTGGCTCTCTTTATTGCTTTTATCGTGGGTTTAATCAAGCCATCATTGGTACGGATGCCGAACCGTAAGCGCTCCAGCGCGGTTTACCTCAGCGGCTGTCTGGCGCTGGCCGTTATTGGCTCAATATTATGGCCGACTGAAAAGAGTCAGCTTGTGGCAAAAACTGACGTACCGGCGGTTAAAGCGGAACCGGCTACGCCAACGTTTGAGTACGCAGACAAAACCCTTAAAGAATACCGCAACGAGACAAAAGAAACCCGGCAGGATATTGTTAAAGAATACGTCGCCTTCAAAAGTGTACCGGTCAGCTCTACTGATGCTTTTTATGCTTGTATGAGTGAGTACACTTTTACTAAAGATGATGCGCTAAAGCTCGGTGATGTGCTGGGGTGGTGTTTCAACGACTTCGAGAAGGATCCACAATCTCTGAATAGTAAAATCAACCTTGACGCATTTCAGGGTAATTTTAGCGGTTGGGATGGCTCTTATCGCCCGTTAGAGAAGCTGATAAAAGCCAGTATGAATGATGATTCCTCTTATAAACATGTTTCAACGGTCTACAATCTGATTTTGAATAAAGACCCCCTCGCCATTGTAAAAACGACATTTCTCGGCACTAATGCTTATGGGGGCGTGGTTAAACAAACCGTAGCGGCTCGCGTTGATGTGCGTACCGGTGATGTCGTTTCTATATTGGATAACTAATTTTAATCAAATGATTGTTTAGTGGAGTTTTCAATAATTACGAACCTTACATCTCAAGGGGGTGCAATGAAATATCAATTAGATTTAAAAGAGAATGCAATTGATAGCTTTAATGAGGCTTTGGCCAAATATGAATTAGTGCAGGGAGGGGAGCTTCGGCAGTTTAAATTTGCAATTTTGCATTTATCACATTTTCTCGAGCTGGTTCTGAAGTTATATATCGTTACAGTGGACGAGAATTTGCTATTCACTAAGTGCTATACACCTATAAGAGAGAGAGCTAAACGAGATTCAATCACCGTCATGGATGCATATAATGCTCTTGTCAGCGAAGGTGTGGATTTGGGGCGGCTAATTAATGGCGTGGCTAGGCCATATACGGTTACATTAGACCAAGCTCTCAGCTTTGCTAAGTGTGAGAAATGCAGTAAGACTGGAGTGGATTTTGTTGATATTGATTTTTGCAATGATATAGATTGGCTCAAAAATCTGAGGAATGATATAGAGCATTATCAATTTAGCCTCACCCCTAAAGAAGCTCGCTTGTGTATTGGTCGACTCGTTCGTGGTGTGGCTGAATTTATTGATATATTCGATCTTTTTAATCTTGAAGATGAAGTTGGGTCGGATAATTTGCAGATCTTTCAAACTTTAGCTGATGAGTATTCTCATTTGCTCATTGAAGCTAAAAAAGACGTAGAAGAAAGAGAGGCAGAAGCATTTCGAGGTGTTAGACCGAAATTCTATGAGTTTGTCAACTGGAATGTATATGAGTGCCCAGATTGTACAAATAACACCATGATTCCCTCAGAGGATTCGTCTACAGGTTATAAATGCACTTTTTGTCAGAACGAAGAAAGTGACGAGATTGAGGTTGCGTGTGATTGTTGTGGTGCGATGGCTCCGGGGGATGACATGAGTACATGGTTAACAGATGATGGTGACGTTGAATACCGTTGCTATTATTGCTCCGGGCAATATTATGCAGATAAGGACGATTAACAAGTTTCTGGCTTTGATATGTAGTTAGATTTTTTACGTGCTGGTTTCGAATTTAATTCAAAAAACAATGCACCTTATGCACTGCATGCATCAGGTGCATTGTTTTGCATGCGTAAACTGCGCCAGCTCTGAACGTGCGCCGTCAGAGCTGACGGGGATCCGTCGTGGCCATGCAACTGCATTAAAACCGACCCATAAAGCGGGCAGGCGTGGCGGGGAAAGCATTGCGCGCCAGCGGTGGTGCGTATCATTAAAAAATACCGTCTGAGTACGTCGTGATGGAGCTAACGAGATAGTTGCTAGCCTTAGGTGGTCTGGTGTGATCGTGGAGCTATGGCTTGTCTATGGGGCGATGCGAGAGGGTGAGATCAGTCGCACAATCCTACGGCTGCGCTTCCGCTAAACTCTTCATCGGTATGTCATGTTCCCCACCAACAGCTGGAGGCTTTAATGGATAACTATCACATTACTAAAGATGGCGATAAGTGGAAGCTTCAAAAGGAAGGAAATGAGCGGCCTAGCAAGACTGCAACAACTAAGGCTGAGATCATCAAAGACACTCAGGATTTCATGTCCAACAAGACTGGCTCAGTAAAAATTCACAAAGAGGATGGGAAATTTCAGGAAGAGCGCACTTACCCTCGCAAAGCTGATCCTAAAAAGTCCAAAGGCTAATGAAGTCAAAGCCGCCATGATTGGCGGCTTAACTGGATTATTCCGGGTTGTCGAGGCTGTACTCTTTGAACCTGATGACCTCCATGCCGAGCCAATCGTTCACCTCCCTGAACCTGTCCTGCAGGGGCGACAGCTCGTTACGCACGAATACCTTTGCCACCTTCTCAACATCGCCGAGTGAGCCGATATTCTCGGGCTTGCCGCCCATGAGCTGAAACGGTACGCGGTGGGCGTCCATCAGGTCGGCTGCGCTGGCCTTCTTTATGTTGAAAAAGTCATCCTTTGTGGCGACCTCGCTCAGTGGCACGATTTTGATGCCGTCCGGTTTTCCGCCCGGAGCGTAGAAAAACAGGTTTTTAAAGTTGCCGAGCCCTTTCGAGTTACGCATCGCCTCACGCAGCGATTCGACGTCGGTCGCGCTCTGCGCCGGGTCGGTCACGTACATGATGTAACCCGCGTGCGCGCCGTTCTGGTAATACTTGCGGCGGAACAACGTCGCGGATTCATTCAGCCAAGCGGAATTAAGCGCGCTGAGATATTCGGGCAAGCCGTAAATCTCCTGATTAATATCGGGCTCAAGCAGGTGAAACACGGTATCAGGCGCGAACTCATGCGGCAGCGTGAAGTTTTCCACAAACCAGAAAATCGAGTCGTCGACCCCGCGCCGGGTGTATTTGGCCGGTGAGGCCAGTAGCTTGATTAACTGGCCGGTTACGCTGTGGCGCTGCTCAAGAAAGGCATTACCGAAAACAAGATAGTCGAGCGCAAAGCGGCTGAAATCCTGACGGGATAACAACGGGTGCGGAATGTAGGTGCTTGCGAGCACGTTGCGTTTAACGTAAATCGGTGAGCTGTGATGCACGGCAGAGCGCAGGCTCTTTGCCAGTCCGGAAAAGCTGACCGGCGGCTCGTACCATTTGCCGTTACTGATGCACTCGACGTAATCCAAAATGTCGCGCTTATCGAGTACCGGCACAGGCTCACCGAAGGTGAACGCTGTCGTTTTTGGCGGTGCGCTGGCGGTTAGTTGTTGTGGCTTGCTGGCCTTCTGAGCAGCGGCTTTACGGGATTTTTGTTTACCCATTTTAGTTGAACTCCAGAATAGATTTAGGCTGCATGCCGCTACCGGCGGAAAGCGGTTCGTTTAACAGGGCGTGCATGGTCGCCCATGCGATATCGGCGTGACTGGCTTCCTCGGTGCGGCTGGCCTCGTAGGTGGCGCTGCGCCCGCTGCTGGTCATGGTTTTGCGGATGGACATAAACGACTGCGTGACGTCGGTTGCCCCGGCGTCGTACTCCAGGCAACCACGGCGAATGGTGTCTTTTGCCTTGAGCACCATCGCGGTTTTCATCTCAGGCGTGTAACGGATGCCGCGTGCAGCCGGGTAGAATGAGCGCACCAACTGGAATACGCCGAGACCGAGGCCGGTCGCGTCAATGCCGATGTATTCGACGTTGTATTTCTCGGTCAGCTTGCGGATGCCCTCGGCCTGAGCGGCAAAGTCCATACCTTTCCACTGGTGGCGCTCCAGCATGCGGAACTTGCCACCCGAGACCACCGGCGGCGCGAGCACAACGCACCCGGCACTGTCGCCGGTGTGTGACGGGTCGTAGCCAATCCAGACCGGGCGCGAGCCGAACGGATGGTCGGTGAACGGGGCAAAGTCCTCCCATTCTTCCATCACGTCGACCATGCAGCGCTGCAGCTCCTCGAACGGGAATACCGACGCTTTATCGTCGACAAACTCGCACATAAACAGGTTATTAAAGTCCTCATCACTGTTTTCGCGTTTGAGCTGCTCAAGGTCGAACAGGGTGCAACCACCGGCAAGGGCATCCTCAATGGTGACAATCTGCCGCCACTGGCCATCGTCGCAGAGCTGGCCACCGGCGAGCGCGCTGTGACTGATGTCGATTTCGATGCGGTCGGCAATCCGGCTGCGCCCCTTGTTGAACAGCTCGCCAGACCAGAAGGGGTAAGCGCCGTGCGCCAGCGTGGAAGGTGTTGAAAAGTAGGTCGAGCGCAGGTGCTTTTGCGAGGCCATGCCCGACGCGACTTTGCGCAGCTTCTGAAAATTCGGGATCCAGAATATTTCATCGACATACAGGTCGCCGTTATGGCTCTGCGCCGTATTGGAATTGGTACCGAGAAAAATCAGCTTTGCACCGTTGTTGCCGATGACAATCGGGTCGCCTGTCAGGTCGACGTCGACCAGCCGCGCAAACTGGATGATGTACTCGCGGAACACGTAGGCCTGCGTTTTACTGGCCGACAGGAAGATTTGGTTATGGCCGGTCTTGAGTGCGCGCAGCAATGCCTCGCGGGAGAAATAGAACGTCGCGCCAATCTGGCGGGATTTGAGAATGTCGCGAATACGGTGCGCCAGTCCTGCGCGGTACCACTGTAATTGGTACTCGAAAGACTGGTCGAAAAATAGTTCCTCCAGCTTCCCGATAGCTTCGTCGCTGAAAAAATTCTTTTTCGGTTTCTTACGCTCGCCCTTGTTGCGGTTGGCGACGTTGGGGTTTAGGTCGACCTCGTTGCCGGTCTGGCTGTAGCGGTTAACGCGCGCCAGTCGCTCAATCTGCCGCCCGAGCAGGTCAATCTCTTTGAAATCGCCGCCTGACTTTTGCGGCTTGGCGATGAGCTGAATCAGCCTGGCCTCAAGGCTGCTTTCGACGCGGGAAATCGGTGCGATGCCGTCCCAGCCGTCGCGCTGCTTCCAGCTCTGCACGGTCGGGCGCTTGACCTGCAGCATTTCGGCAATCTGTGGCACGGAAAAACCCTGCCAGTAAAGCAGCGATGCCTGCCGTCGCGGGTCATGCAACAAGGTTGTATCGGTGGAAATGGTCATTGATGCCTCGCCGTAGTGGATTCAGGGCAAGGCTACTTAATGGCCGTCAGTGATTCGCTAAGGTGCTGTTGTGTGGGCGGTTGTCCATTCGTCATTGGTGGTCTGGCGTGTCCTGAGTCTGGAAACTGGCGTTGACCAGTAACCCCAACCTCAGGACTCCTGACAATGGCAAAAAAAGTCTCAAAATTCTTTCGCATCGGCGTCGAGGGTGACACCTGCGACGGCCGCATTATTAGCGGTAACGATATTCAGGAAATGGCCGAATCGTTTGACCCTCGCGTCTACGGTTGCCGCATTAACCTTGAGCACATTCGCGGCCTCTTTCCCGATGGCGACTTCAAACGCTTAGGCGATGTGGTTGAGCTGAAAGCCGAGAAAATTGACGACGATTCTGCGCTTAACGACAAATGGGCGTTGTTCGCCAGAATCACCCCGACCGATGACCTGATTGCGATGAATAAAAAATTGCAGAAGGTCTACACCTCAATGGAAATTCAGCCGAATTTTGCCAATACCGGCAAATGCTACCTCGTCGGCCTTGCGGTCACCGATGACCCGGCGAGCCTCGGCACTGAATACCTCGAATTCTGCCGCAACGCGAAGCACAACCCTCTGCAGCGCTTTAAAGCCAACCCCGAAAACGTCTTTTCCGCCGCCACGCTGGCCGAGCTGGAATTTGAAGACGTTCCCGACACGGTGCTCAACAGCCTGGCCGATAAGGTGAAAGCCATTTTCAGCCGTAAGCAGGTCAGCGACGATGCGCGCCTGAATGATGTGCATGAAGCGGTGACCACCGTCAGCGAACATGTGCAGACCAACCTGACCAAACAGGACGAGCGCCTTTCCGCTATGGAAACCGCGTTTGCCACTTTCAAACAGGAACTGACCGGCAAGGTTGAAGAAACCAGTCAGGCATTTTCCGCCCTGAAAACCACTCTCGACAAAACCGAAAGTTTTAGCCAGCCGCGACGCACAAAAGCCAGCGGCGGTGGCGGCGATGAGCTGCTGACCGACTGCTGATAAACCGCAGACCGAAACAGGGCGGTAACCCCGCCCGATGCTGTGACTAACCGATTAATTCAAACAGGAAATATTATGCGTCAGGAAACCCGTTTCAAGTTCAATGCCTATCTGACCCAGCTCGCCAAACTGAACGGCATCAGCGTTGATGACGTCAGCAAAAAATTCACCGTCGAGCCGTCCGTTACGCAAACCCTGATGAACACCGTGCAGGCGTCATCCGCGTTTCTGCAGATGATTAACATTCTGCCGGTCGCGGAAATGAAGGGTGAGAAAATCGGCGTCGGCGTGACCGGCACCATCGCCAGCACGACTGACACCTCGGGCGACAAAGAGCGCCAGACCGCAGATTTCACCGCGCTTGAGTCCAACAAGTACGAGTGCAATCAGATTAACTTTGACTTCCATCTGACCTATAAACGCCTCGACCTGTGGGCGCGTTTTCAGGACTTCCAGCGCCGCATTCGCGACGCCATTGTCCAGCGGCAGGCACTCGATTTCATCATGGCCGGGTTCAACGGTACCGCCCGCGCCGATACCTCAGACCGCAGCAAAAATCCGATGCTGCAGGATGTGGCCGTCGGCTGGCTGCAGAAGTACCGCAACGAAGCCCCGGCGCGCGTGATGAGCAAAATCACCGCAGAGGACGGCAGCGTTATTTCTGACGTTATTCGTGTCGGTAAGAACGGCGACTATGAGAACCTCGACGCGCTGGTGATGGACGGTACCAACACCCTGATTGACGAGATTTATCAGGATGACCCGAAACTCGTTGCCATCGTTGGCCGTAAGCTGCTTGCCGACAAATATTTCCCGCTGGTCAACAAACAGCAGGAAAACACCGAGTCGCTTGCGGCGGATATCATCATCAGCCAGAAGCGCATCGGCAACCTGCCCGCCGTGCGCGTGCCGTACTTCCCGGCGAATGCGGTATTCGTCACCACGCTGGAAAACCTCTCTATCTACTTCATGGATGAGAGCCACCGCCGCAGCATTGATGAGAACCCGAAAAAAGACCGCGTGGAAAACTATGAGTCGATGAACATCGACTATGTGGTCGAGGCGTACGCCGCCGGGTGCCTGCTGGAAAACATCACCCTGGGTGATTTCACTGCACCAGAAACACCGGAAAGCGGAGAGTAAGCCCATGACGAGCCCCGCACAGCGTCACATGATGCGGGTCTCGGCCTCTCAAGCCGCGCAGCGGGAACAAGCCCCGCTGCGCCATGCAACCGCCTACGAGCAGATGCTGGTAAAGCTGGCCGATGACCGCCGCACGTTAAAAACCATCCGTTCAAACGAACTGAAAGCCGCAAAAAAGCGCGAGCTGCTGCCCTTCTACGCGCCGTGGGTCGCGGGTGTGCTGGCTGATGGTCGTGGCGCGCAGGATGACATTCTGATGACCGTCATGCTGTGGCGTCTCGATGCCGGTGATATCGCTGGCGCGCTGGAGATTGCGCCCTACGCGCTGAAATACGGCCTCACCTCTGACCATCGCCGCACCACGCCTTACATGCTGGTTGAGGAGGTGGCACTTGCCACGCTGCGCCTGCGCGATGCCGGTGAGCCTGTCGACCTCGCATTACTGCTGACCACCCTCAGCCTGACCGACGGCGCTGACGTTCCCGATATGGTGCGCGCCCGTCTGCATAAGGTGACAGGCCTGACCCTGCGCGATGCCGGTCAGAGCGCCGAAGCGCTGGCACAGTTTCAGCGCGCGATGCAGCTCGACCGCAATGCCGGTGTGCGCAAAGAGATTGAGCGACTGGAACGGGCGCTGAAGCCAAAGCCAGAGGCAGCACCCCGTAAAACGACTAAACCACGCACGCGCAAACCTGCCACCAAACCGGTAGCAAAGCGCGGGCGTCCACCAAAGGCGGTAAAAACCGCCGGTTAACTGAACGCTCCCCGAGCCGGGCGGCACGCCGGTCAAAGCGGGTTTTGACCCTGACGGCGACCGGCGTCCACCGCCCAACCTAATGAGGTTGTCATGACGACAGTAATACTGAATCAGCCCGATGAACCGAAGGACGTACCGGGTGTAGTGATTCCCGCACCGGAGACGGGCGACGCAGTGATTAAAAACACGTTCTTTTTTCCTGATGTGGATCCGAAGCGCGTGCGCGAGCTGATGCGCCTTGAGCAGACGGTTTCTGATGCGCGCCTGCGCAACGCCATTAAGACCGGCATGGCGGAAACCAATGCGGAGCTTTACGACTACCGGCTGCGCCAGATTGCCGCAGGGTTTAAGCAACTGACCGACGTGCCTGACGCCGAGGAAATCGACGGCGAGAATGTGCGCGTTTTCCACTACCTGAGCGCCGTAACGGCGATGGCGACCGCCACCCTGTATGAGCGTTATCGCGGCGTTGAGGCCACCGGCAAAGGCGACAAAAAGGCCGACAGCGTCGAAACCACGATTGATGACCTGTGGCGGGATATGCGCTGGTCGGTCGCGCGTCTGCAGGATAAGCCGCGCTGCATCGTGGGTCAGCTCTGATGAAAGTCTACGCGATGCAGGGCGATACCCTCGACGCGCTTTGCGCCCGGTATTACGGGCGCACTGAGGGTGTGGTCGAGACGGTGCTGCAGGCTAATCCCGGTCTGTCTGAGCTGGGCGTCATTCTGCCGCATGGCATGGTGATTGACCTGCCAGACGTTGAAACATCACCCACGGCGGAGACCCTGAACCTATGGGACTGAGTATGGAAAAAATTACCACGTTTATCGCCTACTGGCTGGCCGTGGGGCTGGCGTATTTCGGGGCAATGTCGCCCGAGAAACTGGCGCTGTATGTCGGTAGTCTGTGCGCCATTTTTACGGCGGCGGTGAATTTCTGGTACCGGCGCAAAACCTTTCGTTACCTGACCGAAATGGGAATCGACAAAGGGGTGACCCGTGAGCTCAATCGTTAAACGTTGCAGTGTGGCCGCAGTGCTGGCGCTGGCGGCACTGATGCCTGATTTTCGTCTGCTGAATACCTCGCCTGATGGTCTGGCGCTGATTGCCGACCTCGAAGGGTGTCGCCTAACACCTTACCAGTGCAGCGCGGGCGTATGGACGTCAGGCATCGGCCACACTGCCGGGGTGGTACCGAAACGCGATATCACCGAGCGCGAAGTGGCGGCAAATCTGGTCGCCGACGTGCTGAATACCGAGCGCCGCCTCGCGGTCTGCGTGCCGGTCACCATGCCGCAGCCTGTTTACGACGCGCTGGTCAGTTTCTCTTTTAACGTCGGCACCGGCGCGGCCTGTCGCTCGACGCTGGTCTCTTACATCAAGCGTCATCAGTGGTGGCAGGCATGCGACCAGTTTACCCGCTGGGTGTACGTCAACGGGGAGCGTAGCACTGGCCTTGAAAGTCGACGTCAGCGCGAGCGTGCTTATTGCCTGAAGGGGGGGAAATGAAAGTGTTAGCCGTGCTGTTAGTGCTGGCCGTGCTCGGGCTGCTGTGGTTGCGCCATGAGAACGGCAATTTATCCCGCTCCTTTGAGACGGCAAACCGCGTCGCGAGCGAACAAAAGACGACGATTGGCATGCTGAAAAATCAGCTCAGTGTTGCCGGTCAGCTCGCCCGAAGGAATGAATCCGCGCAGGTGGCACTGCGCGAGCAGCTCGCAAAGGCAAACGCAGAGGCCAGCCGCCGTGAGCAGACGATAACGAGGTTACTTAATGAAAATGAAGCCTTTCGCCGCTGGTATAACGCTGCTCTGCCTAACGTTGTGCGTCGGCTGCACACCCGAACCGCCTGCGCCAGCGCCGGTGATTGTGGTCAACGGATGCCCGAGGGTGAGCCTTTGTCCGATGCCGGGAAGTGACCCGAAAACCAATGGCGACCTGAGCGCGGATATCCGCCGCCTAGAGGGCGCGCTGACCGCCTGCGCGCTGCAGGTCAAAACCGTCAAACACTGTCAGGATGAACTCTATGCAGAAGCACAAAAGCCTGCGCAAAGCGCTGATTAACGCCGTGCCGCAGCTCCGAAATAACCCCGATATGCTGCGCCTGTTTGCCGACAACGGCCATACCGATTCCCGACTGGCAAGCTCGCTGTCGTTTGAAAAAGTGTACGTGCTTAACGTGGTGGTGACCGACTTCACCGGCGACCTTGATTTGATATTCGTGCCGGTGCAGGCGTGGCTGCGTGAACATCAGCCGGACATTATGACCACCGACGACGGGCGGGAAAAAGGATTCACCTGGATTATTGATATTAATAACGACGATTCGCTCGATATCAGTATCAGCCTGAGGCTGGCCGAGCGCACGCTCGTCAAAGAGGTCGACGGCGCGCTGCACGTCAGCTATGCCCCTGAGCCGCCAGTGCCTGAGCCGGTGACGCGCCCGGTCGAGCTGTACGTTAACGGCGAACTGGTGAGTAAGTGGGATGAGTGAGTTAACCGCGCTGCAGGAACGTCTTGCCGGTCTGATTGCCAGCCTGTCACCGACGGCGCGTCGGCAAATGGCGGCGGAGATTGCGAAAAAGCTACGTACCAGTCAGCAACAGCGCATCAAACGCCAGCAGGCACCCGACGGCACCCCGTATGCCGCTCGAAAGCGCCAGCCGGTGCGGAGTAAGAAAGGCCGTATTAAGCGCGAAATGTTCGCCAAACTACGCACTAACCGTTTTATTAAAGCCAAAGGCAGCGACGGTGCGGCGGTGGTGGAGTTTACCGGCAAGGTGCAGCGCATGGCGCGGGTGCATCAGTACGGCCTCAAAGACCGGCCAAACCGCAACGGCCGGGATGTGCAGTACGAGGCACGCCCGTTGCTCGGATTCAGCCAAGATGATGTGACGTTGATGGAGGAAGTAGTCTTACAGTATCTTTTCCTAAGATAATTGATTAATTCTCTGCTGCTAATTTAATAGCAGCAGAGAAAAATCTATTCACATGCTTAAATGTGCGCCTTGTAGACGTTAAAGGCCACTCTGTTTTTTTTATCAAAAAGAACAAGATCCAAACCCTCTATGCTCCACTCAAATTTATACCTTTCTGGAGAGGGGAGTGGGCTTTGAGCATAAAGCTCATTTACGAAAATTCTTTCTTCCGCCTTCTGGTCATATTCTCGAATGATTGCAGCATAACGATCGGCAAGCATGATAAGATTTACAGGGTGTCCGGATGTTGTTATCAGATTATTTATATACACTGTGCCTGCTTTCATTCCGAATGTGATGTATTTTTCATGCAGGGTCCACATTCTCTCCCGTTCCTCAGTCATGCCATTTAAACTATCGGGTTTATCAAATACACTATGATCAAATATCCCCACAGCATGAAAATGGTCGCGAGAAACGAAGGCGAAAAGAACATTGTTTGTTCTTTCGCCCAAGCCTGTGCTTTGAATATTCATGCTCAAATGAAAATGATGAAAACCTTTCGTATTTAATAACTGATCTTTGTCTTCCCATGAATCAGCATCTCCATTACGAATTCTTTCAATAGGAGTGTAGCCATACTTATGTGCGCGCAATGAAAGATGAGGGTATAAGTCTTCACCTTTTCTGACCTTGTCCAATAACCCATGAACACCAAGTTTTAGTTCTTTCCATCTTTTATCACTCGTTACCTCAGGAGATATATGAACTTTCCTTCTGCGGGTCGGCACAATTCTTGTTTTCCAGTGGAGGTAAGCGATTAAAACCCCATTTAAACTTTTATTTTCTAGTTCAGTACGTATTGATTTTTCATTTGGAAAGAAAGGTAATTCCTTTATGAGCTTTTCTTTTAATTGGCGTATTCTTTTAGATTCTTCCATTTTCAATCCTGAATTATAAGCTAGCCATTTAGAATTCTATCTCTGTCGAGATTAAATCAAGTGTAATTGGAAGAGAGATCTAGAACAAGACTGTATTTTTAAGGCCTAGACCTCAATGGTTGTTGTTCCATTGCTGAACAATTTTCCCTCGGTAGCCCCATAGCTTTAACTGCGTCATTCTTGCTACATGAACACACTAATCAATATTCAAGAACTGGCACGAGCCATTCGCAACCTCATCCGCTCGGGTGTGGTGACGGAGGTCAACGTCGTGAAGGGGCTTTGCCGGGTGCAAAGCGGCGGCATACAGACAACATGGCTCAACTGGCTGACCACCCGAGCCGGTCGCTCGCGCACATGGTGGGCTCCCTCGGTCGGTGAGCAGGTGCTGCTGCTGGCAATCGGTGGTGAGCTTGATACTGCTTTTGTGCTGCCGGGGATTTTCTCCGACGATAACCCCGCCCCGTCTGCATCGGCGGATGCGTGGCATGTAGTTTTCCCTGACGGCGCGGTCATTGAGTATGAGCCTGAAACCGGCGCGCTGACGGTCACCGGCATCAAAACTGCTGATGTGACCGCATCGGAATCTATCACCGCAACCGTGCCGCTGGTACTGGTGAAAGCCTCGACCAGTATCACCCTCGACACCCCGGAAGTGATTTGTACCAACAAGCTGACGACGGCCACGCTTGAGGTGCAGAAAGGCGGCAAGATGAGCGGCAATATCGAACATACCGGCGGGTCACTGTCGTCTAATGGCAAGGTGCTCCACACCCATAAACACCCCGGCGACAGCGGCGGGACAACGGGTGCGCCGATATGACAGTGCGCTATCAGGGTATGAACCGAAATACCGGCCTCGGCATCAGCGACACCGAGCATATTAGCCAGAGCATGCGCGACATTCTGCTGACACCGGTCGGCTCGCGGGTGATGCGTCGTGAATACGGCTCGCTTCTATCGGCGCTGATTGATATGCCGCAAAACCCAGCGCTCAGGCTGCAAATTATGGTGGCGTGCTATTCGGCGATCCAGAGGTGGGAGCCGCGCATCAGACTTACCGCCATCAGCTTTGAGACCGGCGACGCTGGCGAAATGTATGTCGATATTACCGGGATGCGTACCGATAACGGTGCGTCAGTTTCAACCACTGTTTCACTGAGTTAAATCACTATGGCAACCGTTGACCTGAGTCAGTTACCCGTTCCCGACGTGGTTGAGGAACTGGACTATGAAACCATCCTTGCGGAGCGCAAAGCGACGCTGATTTCGCTTTATCCCGAAGACCAGCAGGAGGCCATTACCCGGACGCTTGCGCTTGAGTCAGAGCCGATTGTTAAGCTGCTGCAGGAAAACGCGTACCGCGAAGTTATCTGGCGTCAGCGGGTGAACGAGGCAGCACTGGCGGTGACGCTGGCGTATTCCGCCGGTAATGACCTCGACGTCGTGGTCGGAAACAACAATACCGAACGCCTGACCATCACCCCGGAGGACACCACCACCATTCCGCCGACCCCTGCGGTTATGGAGTCAGACACCGACCTGCGCCTGCGCGCGCAACAGGCGTTTGAGGGGTTGAGCGTGGCGGGGCCGGTCGGTGCGTATGAGTATCACGGCCGCAGCGCTGACGGGCGGGTCGCTGACGTCTCGGTCGAAAGCCCGTCGCCAGCCTGCGTGACGATTACCGTGTTATCCCGCGAGGGTGACGGCACTGCCAGTCCTGAGCTGCTGGCGATAGTTGATAAAGCCCTCAATGCCGAAGATGTGCGCCCGGTGGCCGACCGGGTGACCGTTCAGTCAGCAGAGATTGTGCCGTACCAGATTGACGCGACGCTCTACGTTTATCCCGGCCCCGAATCTGAACCCATCAGGCAGGCGTCAGAGCAGAAGCTGCAGAGCTATATCAGTGCGCAGCACCGTCTCGGGCGTGACATCCGCCTGTCGGCCATTTATGCGGCGCTGCATGTTGAAGGTGTGCAGCGTGTTGAGCTGGCATCACCGCAGGCCGACATTGTGCTGAGTAAGTCGCAGGCGTCGAACTGCACCGAGTACCAGATAACGATCGGGGGCTCGGATGAGTGACCGGCTTTTACCCGTTGGCTCATCACAGCTTGAAGTCGCCGCCGCTGCCGCGCTCGCTGAGATTAAGCGCGTGCCGGTACCGCTGCGCACCCTGTGGAACTGGCGCGACTGCCCGTTAAACCTGCTGCCCTATCTGGCGTGGGCGCTGTCAGTCGACAGGTGGGATGAGGGATGGCCGGAGGCGACAAAGCGCAGCGTGTGTGCGTCCTCGTTTTTCGTCCATCAGCACAAAGGCACCATCAGCGCATTGCGTCGGGTGGTTGAGCCGCTCGGCTATCTGATTGAGGTGCGCGAGTGGTGGCAGCTCGATGAGGAGCCAGGCACATTCCGCCTCGTTGTCGGTGTGCTCGACAGCGGCATCACGGATGAAATGTACCAGGAACTTGAGCGCCTGATTGAAGACGCGAAACCGGCAAGCCGCCACCTGACCGGGCTGGCTATCAGCCTGAGCGCGACCGATGAGCTCTATGTCGGCGCGGGATGCTACCACGGCGACGCGCTGACTGTTTACCCCTACACCCCCGAGGAAATTATTGTCGGCGGTGAATATTATCCGGCCTCGGCCATCCATTTGATTGATAACCTGAGAGTGAACGCATGACCGCAAAATATTTAGCCATTCTGACCAATCAGGGTGCGGCGCGGCTGGCGAACGCGGCGGCACTCGGTACCAGACTCAACCTGACGCAGATGGGCGTCGGTGATGCAAACGGTACGCTGCCGACCCCTGACCCCGCGCAGACGACGCTCATTAACCAGAAGCGTATCGCGCCGCTGAACATGCTGACCATTGACCCGGCCAACGCCAGCCAGATTATCGCGGAGCAGATTATCCCCGAGAATGAGGGCGGTTTCTGGATCCGCGAGATTGGTCTCTATGACGAAGACGGCATTTTGATTGCCGTGGCGAACTGCCCGGAAACCTACAAACCGCAGCTGCAGGAGGGAAGCGGACGCACGCAGACCATTCGCATGATCCTGATTGTGTCGAGCACGTCGGCCATTACCCTGAAAATCGACCCGTCGGTCGTGCTGGCAACGCGCCAGTATGTCGACGATGGGGTTATCGAGGTGAAAGCTTATGCCGATAGTCTGCTGACCGCACACCTTGCCGCTTCTGACCCACACGCGCAATACCTCAAAACGGCGGATATTGGTAAATATATTCCGGTCGGGTTTCCGCTGCCGTGGCCGCAGGCAACGCCGCCGGCTGGCTGGCTGAAATGCAACGGCGCGACTTTTGACAAGACGAAATATCCAAAGCTGGCCGTCGCTTATCCGTCCGGCACCCTGCCTGATTTGCGTGGTGAGTTTATTCGCGGGTGGGATGATGGACGCGGTGTGGATTCTGGCCGTGCCATTCTATCGAGCCAGAGTGATGCAATTCAAAAGATGACTGGCGCCATTAAGGGAGTAGTGCATTTTTCTAACAATCAGGGTACCGGCGTGTTTGATACTGGTGATACGGGGAATAGTGTCTCTCTGGATGAAAACCCACAAGGTAATGCAGTAACCGATCACAACTTTGATTCTTCCCGTGTTGTTCGCTCGGCTACCGAAACCCGACCGCGCAACATTGCATTTAACTACATCGTGAGGGCGGCATGATGGCGAAAGCAACATTGAACAAAAACGGCATTGCCACGAAAGCCGGTGAAATGACGGTGTATAACTACGACAGTGAAACCCGCGAATATCTGGCGTCATCCGTCGAATTTCTGACGGTGGGCGTGGGGATTCCTGCTAATTCCTGCACTGATGCGCCGCCCGATAATAAAGCCGGTTTTGCCATTTGCCGCACGGCCAGCTGTGATGGGTGGGAGTATGTTACCGACCATCGGGGAGAAACGGTTTATGACACGGAAACCGGCCAGCCTGTCGAAATTACTGCGCTGGGTGATTACCCTGCCAGTGTGACCACTGTCGCGCCGCTGACGCCTTATGACCGCTGGAACGGTAGCGAATGGGTCACCGACACGGATGCTCAAAAAGCTGGTCAGATTATGGCAGCTGAACAGAAAAAAGCCTCATTGCTGGCTAAAGTCCAAAGCACTATCAGCCTGTGGCAGACTGAGCTCCAGCTCGGCCTCATCAACGATGATGACAAGGCCAGCCTGATAACGTGGATGAAATACATTCAGGCGCTGAACGCGGTCGACACCTCAACGGCACCGGATATTGAATGGCCGGTCAAACCGGAATAATGCAAGGCGGGCTGATGCCCGTCTTTTTTATGATTTGTTTATGTGTCATCCGCTACCCATCGCCGACAAATAGCTCCTCACCAGACCAGCTAGGACAATAACACTCGCCCATTAACCACGGAGTTAACCGGATGAGTGATTTTCACCACGGCGTACAGGTGCTTGAGATTAACGACGGCACCCGCGTCATTTCCACTGTAGTAACCGCAATCGTCGGCATGGTCTGTACGGCCAGCGATGCGGATGCCGAAACATTCCCCCTCAATGAGCCGGTACTGATTACCAATGTGCAGAGCGCCATTGCGAAAGCCGGTAAAAAAGGCACGTTGGCCGCATCCCTGCAGGCTATCGCCGACCAGTCAAAACCCGTCACCATTATCGTGCGCGTTGCCGAAAGTGTCGACGATGACCCGGATGCAGCTCAGGCGCAGACCATTTCTAACATCATCGGCGGCACGGATGAGAACGGTAAATACACCGGTATCAAGGCGCTGTTGACTGCCGAAGCGGTCACCGGTGTTAAGCCGCGTATTCTCGGCGTGCCGGGTCTCGATACGCAGGAAGTCGCAACCGCACTCGCGTCGGTCTGTATCAGCCTGCGCGCCTTTGGCTATGTCAGCGCATGGGGCTGTAAGACCATTTCCGAAGCGATGGAATATCGCGAAAATTTCAGCCAGCGTGAACTGATGGTTATCTGGCCTGACTTCCTTTCGTGGGACACCACCGCGAACGCCACCGCAACGGCCTACGCCACTGCGCGCGCACTCGGCCTGCGTGCCTATATCGACCAGACTGTCGGCTGGCACAAAACCCTGTCTAACGTCGGCGTGCAGGGTGTCACCGGCATCAGCGCCTCAGTCTTCTGGGATTTGCAGGCATCCGGCACCGATGCTGACCTGCTTAACGAGGCCGGGGTCACGACGCTGGTGCGTAAAGATGGTTTCCGCTTTTGGGGTAACCGCACCTGCTCTGATGACCCGCTTTTCCTGTTTGAGAACTACACCCGCACCGCGCAAGTGCTGGCCGATACGATGGCCGAGGCGCATATGTGGGCGGTCGATAAGCCCATCACCGCATCGCTTATTCGTGACATTGTCGACGGCATTAATGCCAAATTCCGCGAGCTGAAATCGAATGGCTACATCGTGGATGGTGAATGCTGGTTTGATGAGGAATCGAACGATAAGGAAACCCTCAAGGCCGGGAAACTGTATATCGACTATGACTATACGCCGGTTCCACCACTGGAAAGCCTGACCCTGCGCCAGCGCATTACCGATAAATATCTGGTGAATCTGGCCGAATCGGTCAATAGCTAAGGAGCCTGAAAAAACATGGCACTACCCCGCAAACTCAAATATCTGAACATGTTCAACGACGGCCTCAGCTACATGGGCGTTGTTGAATCCGTGACGCTGCCGAAGTTGACCCGCAAGCTCGAAAACTATCGCGGCGGCGGTATGAATGGCGCGGCGGCGATTGATCTCGGCCTCGACGACGATGCGCTCACCTTCGAATGGTCTGTCGGTGGCCTGCCCGATGTAGCGCTGTGGGCGCAGTACGCCGCGCCGGGTGCTGACGCTGTGCCGCTGCGTTTTGCTGGATCCTACCAGCGCGACGACACAGGCGAAATCATCGCGGTAGAGGTGGTCATGCGTGGCCGTCATAAAGAAATCGACGGCGGCGAGAATAAGCAGGGTGAAAACACCTCGACCAAACTGTCGACCGTCTGCACCTATTACCGCCTCACGATTGATGGTAGCGACGTTATCGAAATCGACACCGTCAACATGGTCGAGAAGGTGAACGGCGTCGACCGTCTGGAACAGCACCGCCGCGCAATCGGGCTGTAATCCCCTGACCGGTCAGCACCGCTGGCCGGTTATTAATCCCCGTTCAGAGCAGAGAAAAACACCATGGCAAAAGCACCACGCAAAACCCCTGAATTTGTTGATACGGCTGGCAAAGAAATTGACACCGTAAATCCGAACGTCGTGACCCTCGACAAGCCGATTAAGCGCGCCGGTCAGACGATTGATAAAGTCACCCTGATTGAGCCGAATGCCGGTACCCTGCGCGGCGTCAGTCTGGCAGCGGTGGCGCAGTCCGAAGTCGATGCGCTGATTAAGGTGCTGCCCCGCATGACCTATCCAGCTCTAACCGCGCAGGAGCTTACCGCGATGAACCTGCCCGATATGCTGTCGCTGGCCGCTAAGGTGATTGGTTTTTTGTCACCGGCTTCGGCGGAATAGATTTCCCGCCCGACCTGTCGACCGATGACCTGATGGCGGATATTGCAGTGATATTCCACTGGCCGCCATCAGAGCTCTATTCCCTGAGCCTGACCGAGCTCATCACATGGCGCGAAAAGGCGCTGCAGCGTAGCGGAAACCACAATGAGTAATAACCTGAGGCTTGAGGTATTGCTGAAAGCGGTCGACCAGGCGACCCGACCGCTTAAATCCATCCAGACCGCGAGTAAAAGCCTGTCGGGCGATATTCGCAACACACAAAAAGGGCTGCGTGACCTGAACGGTCAGGCGTCAAAAATCGACGGCTTTCGAAAGGCAAGCGCGCAACTAGCCGTAACCAGTCAGGCGCTTGATAAGGCGAAACGAGAAGCCGGTGAGCTGGCCGTGCAGTTTAAAAACACCACCAGTCCGACCCGCGCGCAGGCGCAGGCACTCGAAGCAGCAAGGCGTGCCGCCTCTGAGCTGCAGACGAAATACAACAGCCTGAGAACGTCGGTACAGCGTCAGCGCTCCGAGCTGATGCAGGCCGGTATTAATACCCGCACCCTGTCTGCCGATGAGCATCGACTAAAAACATCTATTAGCGAAACGACGGCGCAGCTTAACCGCCAGCGTGAGGCACTGGCGCGCGTTAGTGCGCAGCAGGCAAAATTAAGCCGGGTGAAAGAGCGATATAAATCAGGTAAAGAGCTTGCTGGTAACATGGCCGCAGCCGGTGCTGCCGGGGTCGGTATCGCGACAGCGGGAACGATGGCCGGGGTTAAATTACTGATGCCCGGTTATGACTTTGCGCAGAAAAATTCCGAACTGCAGGCTGTGCTCGGAGTCGATAAGCAGTCGCCAGAAATGCAGGCGTTACGCAAACAGGCGCGCCAGCTCGGCGACAATACTGCCGCCTCTGCCGACGATGCTGCCAGTGCGCAGATTATTATCGCAAAAGGCGGTGGTGATGCCGCCGCGATTCAGGCAACAACGCCAGTTACTCTTAATATGGCGCTTGCTAACCGTCGCACAATGGAGGAAAACGCTGCGTTACTGATGGGGATGCGCTCTGCGTTTCAGCTTTCCAATGACAAGGTTTCGCATATTGGTGATGTACTGTCTACGGTGATGAACAAAACAGCCGCCGACTTTGATGGCCTCAGTGATGCGATGACCTATGCCGCGCCGGTGGCAAAAAATGCCGGTGTCAGCATTGAAGAAACCGCGGCAATGGTGGGGGCTCTGCATGATGCAAAAATCACAGGCTCAATGGCTGGTACCGGGAGCCGTGCAGTATTAAGTCGCCTACAGGCTCCGACCGGCAAGGCATGGGATGCCCTCAAAGAGCTGGGTGTCAAAACCTCGGACAGCAAAGGCAATACGCGCCCGATATTTACCATCCTGAAAGAAATGCAGGCCAGCTTTAAGCGCAACAATCTCGGAACCGGGCAGCAAGCCGAGTACATGAAAACGATATTCGGCGAGGAAGCCAGTTCATCGGCTAATGTGCTGATGGCTGCAGCGGCCAGCGGCAAGCTCGACCAGCTAACCGCCGCGCTGAAAACGTCAGACGGCAAAACCGAGGAACTGGTTAAGGTTATGCAGGATAACCTCGGCGGCGACTTTAAAGAGTTCCAGTCTGCTTACGAGGCAGTTGGTACTGACCTTTTTGACCAGCAAGAGGGCTCGCTGCGTAAACTCACCCAAACCGCCACACAATACGTGTTAAAGCTCGACGGCTGGATCCAGAAAAACAAAGGTCTGGCGACAACTATCGGCATTATTGCCGGTGGCGCACTGACTCTGATTGGTATCATCGGCGGCATTGGTCTCGTTGCGTGGCCGGTTGTCATGGGAATTAACGCCATTATCGCCGCTGCTGGCGTACTAGGTACGGTCTTTACCGTCGTCGGTAGTGCCATTGTGACAGCGCTCGGTGCGATTACCTGGCCGATTGTGGCCGTCGGTGCGGCGATTGTGGCCGGGGCGTTATTCATCCGCAAATATTGGGAGCCCATCAGCGAATTTTTCTCGGGGGTGATTGAGGGCATCATGAGTGCTTTTGCACCGGTCGGAGAAATGTTCGCTCCATTGGCACCCATTTTTGACGGACTCGGTGAGAAGCTGCGCGGTGTCTGGCAATGGTTTAAAGACCTGATTGCACCGGTCAAGGCCACGCAGGAGACGCTTGATAGCTGCAAAAATGTCGGCGTTATTTTTGGTCAGGCACTGGCCTCTGCCTTGATGGCTCCGCTTAATGTTTTTAACAAGCTGCGCAGCGGTGTCGACTGGCTTCTCGAAAAACTCGGCATCATCAACAAAGAATCGGACAGCCTCGACCAGACTGCCGCTAAAACCAACGCCGCCACGCAGGGTAATTCCTACATCCCGGCAAACAGCACATATGGCGGCTATCAGGCTTATCAGCCAGTTACCGCACCGGCGGGACGCTCTTACATTGACCAGAGCAAAAGCGAATACAACATCACTCTGCCGGGAGGTGTTGCGCCGGGGCATCAGCTTGACAGACAGCTACGCGACACGCTCGAACAGATTGAGCGCGAAAAGCGTGCGCGTCAGCGTGCCAGTATGGGTCATGACTGAGAGGAATAAACGATGATGCTTGCGCTTGGAATGTTTGTGTTTGAACGCCGCACCCTGCCTTATCAGTCGATGCAGCACTCGAAGGATTACCGCTGGGCGTCTAATGACCGGGTCGGTAAACCGCCTGCGTATCAGTTTCTCGGTGAGGGGGAAAACTCGATCCAGCTTGCCGGTACGCTTTACCCTGCTATTACCGGTGGTCGTATATCCCTTCTTGCTGTTGAGCTGATGGCCGACGAGGGCAGAGCATGGCCGCTTATTGAGGGAACCGGCAATATCTTCGGAATGTATATCGTCGATAAGGTGTCGACCACGCATACCGAGTTTTTCAGTGACGGCGCGGCCAGAAAGATTGATTTCACCCTTTCGCTGAAACGGATCGACGAATCACTGACGGCAATGTTTGGCGACCTGAATAAGCAGGCCAGCGAGCTTCTCGGCTCTGCCGGTAATCTCACTGATAAGCTGCAGGGTGCGCTCGGGGGGCTGACAGCATGATTACGGGGATGACTATTGATACCGGTACTAGCCTTGCACCGGCGTTTATGCTGACACTGAACAGCCAGGACATTACCAGCAATTTTAGCGACCGGCTGATTTCTCTTACTATGACCGACAACCGTGGTTTTGAGGCTGACCAGCTCGACATTGAGCTCGACGACACCGATGGCAAAGTCGAGTTACCCCTGCGCGGGGCGGTGCTGACGCTGTGGCTTGGGTGGCAGGGTTCCGCGCTTCTGAATAAGGGCAATTTCACGGTCGATGAGATTGAGCATCGGGGCGCGCCTGATACCCTGACCATCCGGGCGCGTAGTGCAGACTTTCGCGGAACGCTCAACTCACGGCGTGAAGAATCGTGGCACGACACCACCCTCGGTGAGCTGGTCAGCACCATTGCAAAGCGCAATAAACTGACGGCCAGTGTCGCGGATTCACTGAAAAAAATACCGGTGCCGCATATCGACCAATCGCAGGAGTCCGACGCCGTATTTCTGACCCGGCTGGCTGATCGCAATGGGGCAGCGGTGTCAGTGAAAGCGGGGAAACTCCTGTTTCTGAAAGCCGGTAGTGCGATGACGGCCAGCGGTAAACCCGTCCCACAAATGACGCTGAATCGCAGCGATGGCGACCGTCACCAGTTTGCCATTGCCGACCGTGGGGCTTATACCGGCGTAACGGCAAAATGGTTGCACACCAAAGACCCGAAGCCGCAGAAGCAGAAAATAACACTGAAACGTAAGCCAAAAGAGAAGCACCTGCGCGCACTGGAGCACCCGAAAGCAAAGCCGGTTAGCAAAAAGACAAAGGCCAAAAATGAGCCGGAGGCGCGCGAGGGTGAGTATATGGCCGGTGAGGCCGATAACGTGCTGGCGCTGACGACTGTCTACGCTTCTAAGGCGCAGGCGATGCGCGCCGCTCAGGCTAAGTGGGATAAGCTGCAGCGAGGCGTTGCGGAGTTTTCAATTACGCTGGCGCTTGGTAGGGCTGATTTATTCCCTGAGGTACCGGTGCGCGTGTCAGGCTTTAAGCGCGTCATAGACGAGCAATCTTGGTTAATCAGTAAGGTGACTCACAATCTGAATAATAGCGGCTTCACGACGGGCTTAGAGCTTGAGGTTAAACTCTCTGATGTGGAGTACAGCGCGGAATCGGATGATGAATAAAATGTATTCACAAAAAGTGAATTGATGATTATCATTGTTTCACGAATTGAGAATAAGGGGTGGGTTATGTTTCATTGTCCGAAGTGCCATCATGCCGCACATGCGCGAACAAGCCGCTATCTAACCGAAAATACGAAAGAGCGCTACCACCAGTGCCAGAACATCAACTGTAGTTGCACGTTTATGACAATGGAAACGATAGAGCGCTTTATTGTTACTCCGGGAGCCATTGACCCGGCACCGCCGCACCCGACCGTCGGTGGTCAGCGGCCATTGTGGCTCTGATAAATTTCCGCTAAATGCCCGCTGCGTGCGGGTTTTTTATGCCCTCTGCAAAGTGGCGGTAAAAAAAATCCCTCGCCATTCTATCGCCACTCGAAAGCGAGATAAGAAAAAGGCCACTCGCGAGAGTGGCCTAACTGTCTGTATTTACTGCTTAAATTTGGTGGCCCCTGCTGGACTTGAACCAGCGACCAAGCGATTATGAGTCGCCTGCTCTAACCACTGAGCTAAGGGGCCGTGGCGGAGGATTATAAAGTAACTCCTCGCTGCAATCCAGCCATACCCACCTGCCTGCTGTTTTTATAAACAATGCATTTTCAATCTTTTATACTTAGAGCATGAACCATTAAGCAGGAGTAATCATGATCAACGACATACTTGCACCAGGACTGCGGGTGGTGTTCTGCGGTATCAACCCGGGCAAGTCCTCTGCCCACACCGGTTTTCACTTTGCCCATCCGGGAAATCGCTTCTGGAAGGTGATCCATCAGGCGGGGTTTACCGACAAGCTGCTGAAGCCGGAAGAGGAGCAACAGCTGCTGGATACGCGCTGTGGCATCACCATGCTGGTGGAGCGGCCCACGGTGCAGGCGAGCGAGGTGAATCTGCATGAGCTGCGCAGCGGCGGGCGCGAGTTGATTAAGAAGATTGAGGACTACCAGCCTGCGGCGCTGGCGATTCTGGGCAAGCAGGCTTACGAGCAGGCGTTCAGCCAGCGTGGGGTGCAGTGGGGAAAGCAGAAGATTACCATCGGCGTGACGCAGGTATGGGTGCTGCCCAATCCGAGCGGGCTGAACAGGGCGACGCTGGATAAGCTGGTAGAGGCGTATCGGGAGCTGGATCAGGCGCTGGTGACACGGGGGCTGTGA